TAGGTTTCTCCTACAATGTTCTGTCGAGGCACATAAAAATAGGGTTGGAAATGATTGATACGTTGCTCGTAACGCTTACCGTGTTCATCCCGACCACGAATGATAATAGAATCCCCTATCGCTTCAGTTATAATCATACGTAATGATTATAGTTTGTAGGGTTATAAACTTACTGAATTGAAAAAAGATTTAAAAGAAGTAATCGAGGGTATTGCATTGATGTGATTTCTTTGAACGTTCAATGCGTGTCTTATCGGGCATTGCAAGTTCAATCTTCTGTTTCTTGAACATCTGTTCATCCGCTTGCATTTCCATGAGTAATGTTTTCATGTTATCTTTATTACTGATATGCATTTTTAGGATTGGTACATATTCATCAAACTCTTTTTTACTCATCTCAAGCGCACTTGATGTTTTCTCGTAATAAGCATCAAGTAGAGAATCTAACTTGTCCTTCTTTACCTTATCCTTACGTATCCAGGTAGGAACACGATTCAACTGTTGCGCATGTAAGAGTAACAGTCCACGAAAGATTGAGGGATTGATCTTGAATAAATATTGATTAAGTTTATCCGCTTCTTCCAAGTGCAACATATCCTGTGAGTAAATGCGTAGGAGCATGTATTCCTTACCCGTAAGAGATGCAGGATATACTTTCTCCTTACTGATAATCTGTTTCATTAAATTGAACGGCACTTAGATCACCACCATACATTATTACAGTCAACTACTTGTCTTTTTTTGCCGTATATCCACCAATCCATAAATTCTTCAGGAGTATTACCCTGTTTAATTACTTCGCCACGCGCCCTTTTAATTTCCATCATCTTTTTTATAGCAAGTAAATAAGCATTATAATATTTTGGATACCGTTCTTTATCTTTTAACATACCCTCTGTCCCTTGCAATGGACACATAATACATCCAATGCGTTTATAGCCTTCATCATAAAGACAAGGATACGGTAAATTATATTTATGTATATATTCCCACACTTCATCTTCAGACCAATCAACTATTGGATTGAGAAACATCTTTCCTTTTTGACGTTTAGATTCATGATAAATTGGTCTATTACGTCTTTTTGATGATTCTTGTCTACGCACACCAACAACTACTGTCCTTCCTGCACCACCAATCTCTTTTAATTCAGCACAACAAAATCTAAACATCCTGGTTGGAACCATTCTTTTATCTTTAATCAATCTAAACATTGATTTTCTTGGATAATGCCATTCAACTTCAGGATAATAATTTCTAATAAATTGTAAAACTTCAGGTGGATCAACAGTAGTTACACTAAAATGTGTATCATGTTTAACACCTGCACGTTTCACCAAATCATAAACTACAATGCTATCCTTTCCTCCACTAAAAGCAACGTAATATCCTTCTTCTGGTTCATACTGTTTAATACGTTCTAATGCAACTAATTCTTTGTCGATGACACCTTCAAGTGTTGTTTCACGTAACATAATCAATCACCATTACGTATTAGATTGAACAGCATTTATTCACCACCATTTAACTTCTTTTTCAACATCCATTCCATTATACAATTTTATATTTGTTTCAATACGATTTACATTTTTTGTTCTCTTTTTCATAAACTCTTCAAATGTCAATTTCTTAAATAAATGGGGTTGATTACACCACGCACACAAATCATTATAAAACCCTTTATAATCAGANTCCCAACATGATCTATNACGCATCAAGTAAGGNAATACTTTATTTTCTCTNCACCATTCAACTCTGTAAACAACATCGTTTTTAATATCCATCGATGGGTGACAATANAGATAGAATTTTAATCTCCAGTCGCTTGTAATGTATTTCTTTACAATCGCCAACTTTCTCTCAATTATACTCTTATTTTTAACATCATCAAATGCAAAGATATACTCACCAATATAATTTAATTTACTCAAGAGTAGTGCATTACGTTCATTAATAAGACGAATATCTAAACCCTGGTTAAACTGACACTTGATTTTCTTATCAATAAGTTCCTGTAATATACTTTCATGGTCTTTGTAGGCAAGTATATTATTATCAAGGAATTTAACCTGTTTATGTTGAACAATATCATCAATATTTCTATATTTGTAAATTCTTCCTTCAGACTTCGGAACAATGCAAAACTCACAATTCCTTATGCAACCTCTTGTAATGAATCCGTATGAATATTTACTATCGGGATATATCGAGTAATCTTCCTTTTGACAATCAATTTCTTCAGGAAGTTTGATGGTATAATCGTAACCAACACCACCATAAACTACTTCATTACAATTCTCTATCTTTACAATGTTCTTGTTGTTACTAAAAATAACCGAAATAAATACCTTTTCATAATCAGAAGCATCAATGATGATTTTCTCATTGTGCCTACTAAAATAGGAGCGATTTAACTTCTTAAAATCAATATGATACCCTTTGTTTTTAAAATAGGAATATAATTTCATCAACGCTAAATTGGGTATCTGACTATCAACATCAATAAGTAAAATAGATTTCTTACTCATAATCTACACCACACGTTTTAGTAACATACTTCAGGTGTTCAATCGAATCAACAATCTCAGTATGTTTTTTTAAATCGTAACCATAAATCTCAAGGAATGATGATGCAGAACGGATAATACGTTGTTCACGCTCTGTTTCATGGTAATCAAAGACTGCAATGAGTTTACCATTGATATCCTTGTAGACACCATCGAAATTGTCAATGAGGAGTAAGCGTAAGGTAGAGAAACATACATTGAGAGGAAACTTGTGAAAGTCGGAATAGTTAAAAAGGAGTTTCATGGTTATTACACCTTAGTAAGATGATAACGGGAAAGTGTTGCACCTGTCTGATTCTTGTATTTGGAAGATGATTTCTCATTATAACCCACTCTACATGTTTCGCCCTCGAAGAATACTAACTGTGCAATTGGCATACCACTGTAAAGACGAATAGGACGATTATTCGCATTGTAGAGTTCAAAGGTAAGTTTTCCACCAAAACCTGCATCAATCCATCCTCCAGTTTGATGTATGGTAAGACCTAATCGAGCAAGAGAAGATTTACCTTCACATACAGCACAAATATTCTTGGGTAAGGAAATAGTCTCCTGTGAAACAGCGAGCACAAACATTCCAGGTTGAATAGTGAACGTTTCTGCCTCTACAACTTCATGTCCATAAATAATTGTATTTCTATCATACGGATCAATCATCTGCCCGTTATTAATGTAATATTTGAATTGATTTGAAAGGTGTAAATCATAGGAATTAGGATTGATACTATCCTCATTGTAAGGAGTAATACCAAGTGTTCCATCCTCGATACGCTGTTTAATCTGATAGTCTACAAGAATCATTCTTTCTCACTCTTGTTAATGTTGTATTTGTTAAACTGACTGTACGTGTATAAGGGACATTGTGTCTGTTCACACTCTGCTTTACCATCTACGCAATATCCCTGACAATCGTAACAATAAGCATATATTGCTTCTTTTCGTGTAATATGTTCACCCTTAAGATAACTAATGAGTTTAGACTTACCTCTGTTTTTCATCCCGTTTTTTTCGATGAATTTAATGATTGATTCGTTGTCCATTATGCACCTTCTTACCAAGAATCTTCATGAGTTTAAATGCCATGTTTGCAAAGGTAATCTCTGCATTAGCACCATACACCATTCTGTAATCTGATTCAGCAATGATTTCAATGGCAGAAATCTTGTCAGAAGCGGAAAGGGAAGTATCATTCCACACTTTTAAGTAAATCTGGAATACAATATTCCTGAAATCAACTGTGTTACTATTCCACAGTTTACGTGCTTTGGTAATTTGTCTACCCTTGATTAAGTGTAAAGTTCATCTGCAACATTGATATTCTTCTTAGTGTCTAATTCACCAAGATTCTTATAAATGTCAAGCGCCTTTACCATTGAACGAATATCAGGGTAGTTTACATCAATGATTTCATTAAGACTCACATCGTCAATGTCAATGTCCTCTTCCTTACAAATGAACTGTAAACGCGCTAGGATTTCATTACGTGCAGGTTTTCCAAATGATATTACTTTACACCTGGAACGGAGTGGTTCAATGATTTTAGAGATTGTATTACACGTAAGAATGAATCGGCAGCGAGAAGAATACTCCTCCATAATGTTACGGAGAATATTCTGTGCATCAGCGGTAAGTCCATCTGCTTCATCTAGGTGAACAATCTTTGGCACATCAGATTTGAAAGAAACCGTGGATGCAAATGCTTTAACTTTTTCCCTAACAGTNTCAATACCACGCTCATCAGATGCATTTAAGTAAAGTTTGTCTGCACCAAGTTCATTAATNATAATCTTGGCAAGTGTAGTCTTACCTGTTCCTGCACTTGACTCGAAAATCAGATTAGGTAGGGAAAAAGGATTCTCCCTTACAACTTTGCGTAATCCTGCAATTATAGTGGTATTGTTACCAATATAATCTTCAAACGTTTGTGGCCTGTATTTCTCCACAAAAAGTTTGTTGGTAATCATTCACATCACCATGTAATCTTATGTGGAATGAGCAGACCAGAAACATTAATCTCAGTGTTCTTACCCGTAATGTAATCAAATGTAACAGGGTAAAGAATATCATTACCATACTGGTCTTTCGTCTGCTCAGTGACAAAACCCATTGTAATGTCTAATTGTGCCTCTGTAAATGCATCCTCAAGGGCATCGATGGAAATATCCACCGTAAACTCTTTACCATACTTGTTATCAATATCCGCGTATACTTTAAGTTTAGAACGCTTATCAGTGCTTAGTTTAATGTATTCTCCCTCTTCTGGAATGGTAAAGCATACAACAGTCTCACCAAGATTCTTTG